TAAGAAAGATGCGCTTATGGCGTTTGGTCTTGCTCTTATGCAGAACAAAGCTGGTAAGAGCTTTAACGTTAGTAAGATGCTAACGTCTGTTGGTGAAGCTGGAGACAAGGCTATGCCTGCACTCCAACGCGCTAAGAACCTTGCCCGTGAAGGCGCTCTTGCTGGCGGTAAGTACGCTCTGCAAACTCAATCCGCTGATAAAGCCACTCGCGCCGCCGCCGAAGAAAAAATCATGAACAGAGGTTCATATTGGGTTTACGAGCGCGGAGAGCCGGGTGCTGAGTTCTCTGGATTTGACAAAGGGCAACTCGTTCCGTTGAACAAGTATGAGCTTAATAAACTTATAAATGATCCTAAATTTGAGTCTCAGTATGAGTTCATTAGCGCGGCTGACCGCATGGATGTTCTTGCTAAACGCGCAGAAGGTCAAGACTTAGGTGACGCTTGGGGTGCTAAGTATGAGCCAGTCTCACTTGTTGGTGGAAAGTGGGAAGATCAACCCGCCGCGCTAGTGGTTAGCGGTGTTGCTGCCAATCCAAATTACAGTGGGGCCACATCTTCCAAATATAAATTGGGGGAAGATTCCGGTCAGGTCGTAGAAAGATTTGTTGGATACCAAGAGGGGATTAACAAGGACAAAGCCACATTCCAAAAACTAATTAAAAACATCGAAGCTGGCGTAAGCGTCCCCGGTCAGGCTCTTGATAAAGTAACAGGATTCTTCCGCGCCATAGGTTACACTCCTGCTGGTGGTATGCCATCAAATACGGCTCAAGCGAAGCAAGCACTTAAAAACTTTTCTATTGATAACGCTACTGACATACTTAAAGAATCAGGAAAAACGTTGTCTGATGCTGACAGAAAGCTAGTCAGTGAACGTGTGGGTGAAATTAGCTTTTTTAACAACGACCCTGTGTTGATATTAAATCAAATTGAGGACATATATAACTTTACAGTCTCACAGGCTCAAACAAACTTAGATACTGCTGTTGGTAATTTAGAGAAAAACTTTGGAATTTCTATATCTGCGGATCAAGGTAGCAATGCCCCTAGTCCTGCCGAACTTGACCTTATTAACCAACGCCGTATAGCTAGTGGGCAAAAGCCTCGAAAAATGGAGGATTATAAGTGAACGCTCAAGACGAACTCCGTTTAATTAGGGCATTAAGCTCAGAAGATATTTCCGCTGCTGACGAGCTTAAAATATCGCGCGCGCTTGATTCAGGGAAAGGTTCTGCCGATGATATTCTTGGGCGACCAAAAAGTAATATAGGCATGGATCGTGCGCCTTCGTTTTCAGACCTACGAGCCTCTGCATCGGACAGAGACGATGGTTTTGATTACGATACTGGTGCGGCTGGTGGACTGAGAGCGAAAATATCCTTTGGCGAGACTGCTGAGGAAAAAGAACTGATACTGCGTAAGATCGTTGGTGAAGAAGGCTACACTAAAGACTCAAAGGGCCTCTTGGCTTTGACCGAAGCTGGTCAATTAAGTCAGGGCATGGAGCCTATTGGTCAGAACCTTATCATCGAAGATGAAGGTTTTAGTATGCGAGATATTTCTGATCTCGCTGGAATCGCGCCTGAGACAATAGGCGCGGTTATTGGTGGCGTCCTTGGCGCTCCGGGGCTGGTTACAGGCGCGGTTGGTGCAGCCGCTGGCGCTGGCTTGGGGCAAGCTGCTGAAGAGGGCATAGAAAGCCTGTTAGGCATTCAGAGACAAAGCCTTGGCGAAGTTGGTATTGATGTGGCAAGAGAAGCTGCACTTGCTGGTACTTTAGATTTCGCGGGTAATGCTATTTTCAAACTTGGTAAAATGGCTATCGGTGCGGCTGGCAAAGGCGTCAACGCAGGTGCTCGTGCTATGGGCCAAGTGGAACGAGAGTTAGGTGCTGATCAAGCTAATCTTGCATTAAAGATTATGGACGCAGACGTTCCGGGGCAACCCAGCTACGCAGCCGCTGGTATGCCTGCTGGTATTGCTAAGGCGTCACAAATTGCTGGCGCTATTGGTGGTAATGAACAAAAAAGAGCAATGGCAAACATCAGGTTTGCTTTGAACGAAAAAGAAAAGCTACTTGGAGAAGCTGGAATATCTACAGTCGATGATTTGGCTGAAGTAATAAGAAACTCTGTACCTGCAAAAGCCAAACAACTTGAAGATGGTTTAAAGGCTGCTCAAGGCGCTCACATGAAAGCTATTGATGATACAATTTCTATGCTCACTAAAACGACTAAATCTGGCGGCGAGATAGATGACTTTGTATTAGAGTCCCTTGTAAAGAATTACGAAGAGTTCATGAAGCAAAGCAAGATTCAATTTCAAAATGTTGATAACACTCTGTCTGGAGTTAAAGGCCGAGTAACCATAAACGGCGTGGAAAAAGAAGTTGTCGGCGGAGAAATGCCTATATTCGACATAAAGGCGATGAAGACACGCTTTGGGGACATTATCGACAGTCAATACGCTGGCGCGAACAAAGTTGCTCCTGACGAGTTTTTGGAAATAGGTCGTCAAATAGACCAGCTAAACGCTGTAGGCGCGAAAGAAGGCTTTACTACTTTCAACGGTTTAAAAGAACTTCGCAAGAACATTAACGACACACTGATGGACCCTGCATTGGGTATAAAGGACACCACGCCTCGCAGGCTCTTGAACGGGCTAAAGAGTGACATTGATCGCATGATGGACCCCAGCAACTATAAATCTGGAGGACTTAAACTTACAGGCGTGGGTGGAGCGCAAAACGCTAAAACAGTTAAGAAAGCAATGGGTCAATTACTGGATGCTCGCGCTTCTTATCGCGGTGAAATTAAACTCTTCAACGACTTAGAAACTTTAGGAATTATTAGGAACCTTGGTGATTCTGGTGAGAACGTAAAGCTAACAGCGGGTCGTCTTTTCGATAGAATAACAGATAGCCCTAAGAGAATAGCTGCCGTTTTGAACTCAGCAGATAGTTCCTTATCGCAAATAAGTCGTGAAGAATTGCGTCAAACCTTGGCTAAAAGCTACCTTGATGATGCTTTGCTGGTAGCAAACAAGGACTTTGGCGATCCCTTGGCCTTTAACGGCGTGCAGTTTAACAACAAGATCAAAAAGCTAGGAAAGTCTGGCAAACTGTTGTTTGGCGATCAATGGGGCGAAGTTCAAAGTCTATCCAAAGCACTTTCATATAACGGCGTTAAGAAAATTGACGACCAAATTATGCAACGGATTATCGCTCAAAATCCAAGTGATAATATTGTTCAGACCTTAAAAAGCGTAAAAGATGCTCAGATAGGTCTTGATAAGGCTCTATCGACAAAAGCTCTTAAAAACTTAGCCGATGGAACGATAGCTCCAGAGGAAGCTGCAAGTCTTCTTTTAAGCCGCAATACCTCTGCTTCTCAAATGGACAGAGTTATGGGGTTCTTCAATGGAAACGATGCAGCAAAAGAAACTATAAGACGAACAATTATAAGTGATATTCTTGGTTCTGTAGATGAAGACATTTTTGTTAATGAAGCCGCTGCTTCTTCACTTCGAAAAGCGTTAGAGGCTTACAAGCCAGACATGCTAAACAAAGTTCTTGGAAAGCAAGCGGTTGATGATATTAGAGAACTATCAGAAATGCTTGTATTGTTAAGCGACACTGGAAAGAAGGGCGCAGGCTCTCTTGCTGCTGATGCTATCCGCACAGGTATGGTAACAAACCCTGCTGTAAACTTCAAAAAAGGCATGAGGTTTAAAGCACTAAACTACATGCTTAATAACCCACAAACTCTAAGAGCAGCTATTGCAATGAAAGCTGGGCGCACAAGTCCACAAGCAACTGCGCAAAGTTTGTCACAGGCTTTAAACGAGTCGTTTGCTCAAGCAACTGGGTCAGGTGCTTCACTTACAGAAAGGGCAACTGGCGCTGGAAAAAGTCTTGTCGCGGGGCTGCAAGCAGCTAACCGTGGTCAGACAGCAGTTCGTCAAGGTGGTGCAAGAGCATTGTTCGCAGATCAAGAGGCTCGTGGCATTGCCCCTCAAGCACCCCGAACAAGTGTTCCAGAAGTATCAATGCCGATGTCCGTTGATGACCTTCAGATCACGCAAAGCGTAGACCCACAATTTGTACGGCAACAGATGAACCTGCGCGAACGCGCAAAGTCTAATCCATATATTGCCTCTACATTACTTGGTGGTCTAGGGAACGTAGGTCTGCTCTAATCGTCAATAACGGATGCCAATCCACCGATCCCTGAAGCTGCGGGGGCCGTGTATAATGCCTTGGTATTGACATGATCCTGAATGTTCTCGTATGTTTCTTCGATCATACGCGCAAGCTGACGACCAATCGCACGATCCTCGTGATCCGCAATAGCTACCAGCTTATCATATGCGTCTATCGAAACGCCTACGGACTTGTATTTTCCGGGGTTTGGCATGGAGGTTCCTTCCCATAAATGACTTTCCCTAGTGTATATAATCCCAAGCTGCGTGGGTCAAGACCCAAGTACGGAAATAAAAAAGTAACTATACAAGGGATCAAGTTCGATTCCAAATGGGAAGGCGAGCGGTACCTATACCTAAAGTCCCTTGAACGCGCCGGAGTGATCAAAGACCTTGAGCTACAGGTTCGGTTTAACCTAATGGTTAATGACCAGAAGATATGCGCCTACGTTGCTGACTTCTGTTATAACAAAGAAGACAAGGACGGCGCGTGGCATTATATTGTTGACGATGCCAAGGGCGTTGAGACGCCTGAGTTCAAGCTGAAAAAGAAGTTAATGAAGGCTTGTCTGGGAATTGATATTTTACTTTCCAAAAAAAGTTCTTGACAGCACCCCACACCATATGGTTATAGTTGGGACTCTAGTAACAAGCGGAAAGGAATCGACATGAACAGTCGAGAATTATTTGATCGTCGAGACGAACTCAAGGACGTTATCTCTGAATTGCGTATTGAGCTTAAAGACGTTGAAGAGCAACTATCAGATACATTTTTACCAGTAGCGAAAGACGTTTTACGCGCTAATGGTAAAGACTTTGGTACTGCGCAGATCGCAGAAGGCAACCATAGGCTCAAGGTCACTGTGGGCAAGAAGGTCACATGGGATCAAGACAAGCTGCGTGACGCGCTGAACAATATGTCGCCAGAAAACGCGCAACACTATGGCAAGCTGACGTTTGCTGTAGAAGAGCGCAAATTCACAGCGGCTCCTCCTGCAATCAGGGAAGAGCTTGAAGAATGCCGCACTGTGGCAGTTGGCGCAGTCAAAGTAGAGGAGATCGAATAATGGCTCTGCAAATCATTACAGCCGATCAACGCCTCGCTGAAAAGAAAGGCCACAAGATCGTCGTATGTGGTGCAAGCGGTGTGGGTAAAACCACACTTGCTCGTACCCTAAACCCAGCAACCACCCTATTCATGGACTTGGAAGCTGGCGATACAGCAATCGAAGGGCATCCTATCGACGTTGTGCGTCCTCGCACATGGGTAGAATGCCGTGACCTCGCGTGCTTCTTGGGCGGTGCAAACCCGTCACTCTCTGAGGACCAGCCATACGGCCAGTCGCACTACGATTATGTGGCGGCAATGTACGGTGATTCCTCAGACGTGTGGAGCAAGTACGATACGCTGTTTGTGGACTCAATCACCGTGGCAGGACGTTTGTGCTTTCAGTGGTGCTTACAACAGCCTGAGACGCGCTCTGAGCGGTCTGGTAAGGTTGATACACGCGCAGTCTATGGAATGCACGGACGCGAGATGATGTCGTGGCTTACGCACATCCAGCACATCCGCACAAAGAACGTGATCTTTGTCGGCATCTTGGACGAGATCACTGACGATTATGGTCGCAAGCAATATAACATGCAGATCGAAGGTGCTAAAACTGGACGTGAATTGCCCGGTATTGTAGACGAAGTAATCACAATGGCAGTATTAACAGGTGATCATGGGCAATATCGTGCCTTTGTATGTCAGCCTCTAAACGAATGGGGCTATCCAGCCAAAGACCGTTCTGGCAGGCTTGACGTTCTCGAAGAGCCGCATCTTGGCAAACTGATTGAAAAGATGAATAACGGCTCACCACTAACCGACAATGATCTAACATTTGTCGATCCTACAACTCAAACTTCTAGCGAAGGAGAAGCATAATGCTTAATTTTAATAATGTACCCGCAGACGAAAACCCGAAGAACCAAGAGCTCAGCCTCATCCCTATCGGCACAATCGCTCGTGCAGTTGTGCTCGTGCAGATGGGCGACATCGAACTTCCTGAGTTCGGCCAAGGCCAATGGTTCAAGCGTTCCGCAAGCACAGCCGCCAAATGGATGAACCTTGAGTTCACCATCGTTGGTGGTGAGTTTGATCGCCGCAAGTTCTGGCACAGCATCTTTGTCGATGGCGATAAGATTGGCCCAAGCGGTATGCCTCTTGCCAAAGAGATTGGTCTGCGCACGCTGAAGTCGATTGTCGAAAGCGCACGCAACATTGATCCTGCGGACATGACGCCACAGGCCCAGCAAAACCGCAATGTCAGCGGAATGATGGACTTGAGCGGCATGGAGATTTGTGCAAAGGTCGGCATTAAGAAAGGCACGAACGGCTATAAAGACAGTAATCAACTGATGGCCGCTCTCACGCCTAATAATAGTGAATTTTTGCCCCAAGGAAACGTCCCGATGCAGCAAACTCCCGCTGCCTCCGCGTATGTTCCTCCACAAGCTCCTGCGCAAAATATCGGCGCAGTTCCTTCTTGGGCGCAAAAGTAATCTAGCGGCAGGGCCATTCCGCGCCTGCTAGAACACGGATCGGGGGGCCGTGGCCGCTAATCCCCCCACCTTAACTATTCTAGCAAATAGGTATAATCATGATACTCAGACCATACCAAGAGGTAGCTGTGTCTGACGCATGTAACGCGTTAGACAAGCACAAAAACACTCTCGTTGTCGCCCCCACAGGTGCAGGCAAAACCATCATGCTTTCCGCTCTCGTTGGCAATCGCCACAAGAAAGGGAAACGCATTCTTGTAATTCAACATCGTGATGAGCTTGTTAAACAGAACAAAGCTAAGTTCGAAAAGGTTAACCCCTACATCACAACAAGCATCGTTAACGGAACAGTCAAGCACTGGGACGGCGATGCTGTGTTCTCAATGATTCAAACAATGTCGCGTGATCGCAATCTGCGTGACCGCCCTGTTTTCGACATGGTTGTAGTCGATGAAGGCCACCATGCGGCTGCGGACACCTACCGCAAAGTCATTGACGCTGTTCGCATGGATAACGAAAACGCTGAGATCGTAGGCTTTACCGCAACGCCCAACCGTGGCGATGGCAAAGGTTTGCGCAGTGTATTCAATAATTGTGCGCACCAGATTGAATTGGCAACTTTAATCCGCGAAGGCTTTCTAGTCCGCCCAACCTCCTACGTTGTTGACCTTGGACTTAACGATCAACTGGATAATGTGACACGCCGTGGCAAAGAGTATGACATGGAAGAGGTTGCGGCCATTATGGATCGCCGCGTCATTAACGAACGCATTGTAGAAGAGTGGAAAGAAAAGGCAGGGGATCGCAAGACCGTTGTGTTCTGCTCTACAGTCCTACACGCGGAACACGTCTGTGAGGCTTTCCTACGCGCTGGCGTCAAAGCAGATTTCGTAATTGGAGAAACTCCAAAAGACGAACGCGCTGCAATGCTGCACGATCTTGAGTTCGGTGACATGCAAGTGATCGTTAACGTCATGGTGCTAACAGAGGGGTTCGACGCTCCGCCAGTGTCTTGCATCATCCTAACGCGACCATGCTCTCAAAAAGGCACAATGGTGCAGATGATTGGGCGCGGTCTGCGTATTCTTGATCCTGAGATATACCCAAACACCATCAAGACCGATTGCGTTGTCATGGACTTTGGCACATCTATACTTACTCACGGGGCTTTAGATGAAACTGCAAACCTAGATGGAAGACCCAAAGACCCAAATGCCGAAGGGCCAACAAAAATATGCCCAGACTGCGAAAGCGAAGTCGCTGCAAATACTCGCATATGTCCGTTCTGTGAATATGAGTTTGAACAAAAAGTTAAAGATGTTTTAGACAGCTTCGTAATGACAGAATACGATCTGATGCAGCTATCCCCATTCATGTGGATTGACCCGTATGGATTAGGCACAGCAATGATGGCTACAGGCTTTCAAGGCTTCGCTATGGTAGGTCATATCGGAAAATACTGGATCGCTATCGTAAAGGCCCAGAGCGGACGCGCAAGAGTTGTATCAATCGGTGAGAAGGTACAGGCGATGGCTGCGGCAGATGACTTCTTGCGAGAAGTCGAAGACAGCAATGCTGCGAACAAATCTAAACGCTGGCTGAACCAAGCTGCAACGCCAAAGCAAAAGGAATTTCTGCGCAATAATGGCGTGGAAGTAAGCGAGATGGACTTCTCTTGGACGAAGTACAAAGCGGCTTGTTGCTTAGGGTACTATTTTAATCGTGACCAAATTGATAGACTGATCTCAGACAACTGGGAGAAGATGACAGGGAGAAAGATATGAAACGTAGTGAAGTGCTCGACACGGCAAAAGAATACGTCACAAAAGACCGCGCTGCCCAACATGGGTATATGGAGTCAAATCTGACAACCATAGCTGAATATTGGAGCATTCACCTTGGAATGCACATAGCACCACATGACGTGGCTGTAATGATGAATTTGCTCAAGGTGGCCCGTATAAAATCTAGCCCAGAAAACCCAGACCATTGGATTGATGGCTGTGGTTATCTCTCATGTGGGGCTGAACTAATTGCGGAAAACCCAAAGCCAAAAGTCGAGCAAATTAAATTTCAAGGTGGCAATACATAATGCCAAGATTTGAAATGCACCTCTTTATAGTCGAAAAAGATGACGGCGAAATAACTAGCGCCGAATCTAAGGTTATTTGCTGGGTAAATAACAGCAACGACATGGCGGAAGTGCAGGAATCTGCGGGAGAAATTCTCTATGACAAAATACATGACTCTGATCAAACAATTATTTTTGGCAGTGCAAACATAATGATCAAGGGAGAAACCGTTATGAGTTTAGCGTTCAGGAACGATGATATTGATCCCGATGAAGTCAACAGCGTAATGGATTTAATGACAGCAGAAGAGGAGACAGTACATTGAGCAACATGGAAGCAGCGCCAGAACCAATGAAGGAACTGGCCCATATATTAGGGATATTCGGATGGAGCACACGCTTTTCTGATCTTACAGAAGAGCAAGTCCACACCCTAATTTTTGGAATTCAAGAATCAAAACGTCTAGCAGCGGAGATAAACATTGGAAAACTCGAAGACACTTACTTTAAGTCAACAGGCACTTGGCCCTCTACTTCAATCCCGTTCTAGGACAGACCCTATTGCCGAACAGATTACTGAGGCAGTGGATAACGCGATTGTTGCAGGAGAAGAAAAGCGCGAGCGCCGCAAGTATATCGGCGCATCAAGTATTGGCGATGAATGCTCTCGCAAAATACAGTACCGCTACCTGAACCAACCCATTGATCCTGACAAGGCTTTTACGGCCCGTACACTGCGCATCTTCCAGTTCGGGCATGAGATTGAGGACTACGCATCAAAGTGGCTCAGAGACGCTGGTTTTGACCTTCGCACAGAAGACAAGGACGGCAAGCAGTTTGGTTTCTCTATCGCTGATGGCGAGATCAAAGGACACATTGATGGCGTTGTTTGTGATGGCCCAGTCGATATGGCCTATCCATCACTATGGGAATGCAAGTCGGCTAACGATAGCAAGTTCAAAGCATTCGTTCGGCATGGTGTTGAGAAGGCAAACAAGACCTACGCAACGCAATTGGCGCTATACCAGACCTACATGGACCTGAGCAAAAACCCCGCATTGTTCACGG